CAAGTCATGCTTTGAATGCTGATAATGTTATCAGCGCTTCACACGCTTTAGATGCTGATAATGCAATTTCTGCAGCATATGCTTTGAATACTGACAGTGCAGTTTCTGCATCTTGGGCTTCTGCCAGTCTGTCTTCATCGTATTCGTTAACAGCGTCATATATTGTTCCAACAACAGTAACACAACAGATTACTTCAAGTTGGTCAATAAATTCTGTAAGTTCTGTAAGTGCATCGTTTGCATCGTCTAGTATTTCTGCAAGTTATGCTTTAAGCAGTAGTTATGTTATGTCCAGTAGCTACGCCGTTTCGTCAAGCCATGCTCTGAATTCTAATATAGCAATAAGTTCTTCCTATGCGACAACAGCAGCAACAGCTAGTTCTTTATCCGGGTTTAATTTTTATAATAGTTCATCAACCATAGATTCTACAAGTTCAGCGCAAGTCGTTTTAGAAACACCAACCGGTTCATATATTTCTGTTTTCTTCGATTATGCAGCAAAAAGTGCTAGTAATATTAGAGCTGGAACAATTTTCGGTGCGTGGATTGATACGACTGTGACTTATTCGGAATTTACTACCGTTGATGTAGGAAATACATCGGAAGTAAGTATGTCTATAGTGTTAAATGGAGCAAATGTTAGATTATTGTCAAGCGCATCACTCACACCAAATTGGAATATAAGAGCTATTGCAAGATATATTTAATAGTACACTAAATGTGTAGATTCTGGATAGTGAAGGAATTTATAAATGTCATTAGAATTTGTAGCAAAACATGGGTTAATAAGTCGTGGTAATGTAATTGTTACCGGATCTGTCACGGCAGATTCATTTACGGGTTCACTTTTTGGTACGGCTTCGTGGTCAAACAATACAATTTCTTCTAGTTATTCATCAACACCATCAGTACCAATAATAAAAAGTAATATAATATCTGGATCTTCTTTTGAAGGTTTTTCCAAAACATCATCAATAATTTTTACTAACCCGTTTCCTGATAATATATATTCTATATCAGTAACTGGAGAATCTACAAGAATTTGGAATATTAAACAAAAATCTGAAACAGGATTTGAAATAGATTCTAATAGTGATGAAGATATAGAAGGTATGGTCTTTTGGCAAGCAATGCAAATAGGAGAATTTAATTAAAATTATGAGTACAACATTGTATTTAAATACAGCCAGTATAAAAATATTAGAAATTGTTTCTAATTGCACGTCATCTGTTGGATCTACTATAGATTTTAAAGATTCTACTTTTGTCTCAGGAAGTTTTTATGGAGATGGAACAAATTTAAGAATAGATTCCGCGTCGTATTCAACTACAGCATCTATCGCTCTTACTACTATACCAAATGAATCAGCATCGTATGCTACAACCGCATCTATCGCTCTTACTACTATACCAAATGAATCAGCATCGTATGCTACAACCGCATCTTTTTCTCTTAACACCAAAGATTTATTGACTGACGATATTAAATTATTTTTGGGTAATTCCATAGATTCTAACATTTCCTTGTTATCAGGTTCAACTATTGTAGGTTATTCTGCTGGAGCAATAACTTCATCAAACGCAGTGATGGTGGGGTATCGGGCAGGACAAAATATAAATATAGCTCCAAATTCAACAATAATTGGTTATTATTCCGGATTAAATGTCAATACCGCATCAGATGCAACATTAATCGGATATCTTTCTGCAGCGTCCTCTTCAAATACATCCGACGCAGTAATAATTGGATATCTTGCCGGCCGTTCAGCAATAACGGCATCAAATGCAGTAATAATTGGTGCAAATGCTGGTTTATTAGCAGATAATTCGTCAAATACAACATTGATTGGCACTAGTGCTGGCCAAAGTACAAAACTTTCATCCACTGCAGTAATAATTGGTTACTGGGCCAATTTAAATGGAGCAACTTCGTCGTTTGCAACAATAATAGGTGCCCAAGCTGGTCAGAATATAAAAAACGCAACAAATGCTGTAATAATAGGATACACTGCTGCTTCGTCCGCAATAACCGGATCTAATGCAATATTAATTGGGTACAGGGCTGGACAAAATATACAAAATGCAGATGATGCAATAATAATTGGTGATACTGCTGGAACGTCTGTAAAAACAGGGTCAAATACAATAATAATTGGTAATACTGCCGGCGCAAATGCAACAAGCGCATCGTATGCTATAATAATAGGATATCAGACTGCTGCTAATACTTCTAAAAACACAGAAAATTCAATATTGATGGGTAACAAAGCTGCATATAATGCAAAAACAGCATCAAATTCAATAATAATTGGTCCTTATGCTGGATACGCCGCATCACAATCAGATAGTGCAATAATGATTGGTCCTTATGCTGGATATGTTGCAACCCAATCGAATAAAAGTATATTAATTGGATATGAAGCAGGGTATTCAATGAACAGACCGAATACTTTAGTTATTGATAGTCAGGACACTTCCAGATCTTCTTCTGCTTTTATTTATGGAGAAATGGATAATAAGAAATTATTTATTAATTCAGATATATATGTTAGCGAATCAAAACAAATCTATGGAACATGTTCAATTGCTCTCAATGCTGGCGGAGGGCTAAATACTGGATCAAGTTATCCTATTACATCAAGTTGGGCAGAAACAGCAAGTTATGCTCTTCGTTCTCCTACTACAACCATTTTTTCAAGAGGAGGTACATTTTATGATGCTGGTGGAATATGTGGGAATGCAGCAGTAAGTAATAGTATTATTGTTTGGAAAGCACCATTTAATTGTGTAGCCACCGCAGTACATGGATGTATGGTTGCCACATCAACAACAGCTACATCTTCAATTAACGCAAGAAGAAATGGTATAGGATCGTTATTATCTACAAATTTATTGGTTACTGCATCCAACTTGTGGTTTTCATTTACAACATTACAGACTTCATCTTTTTCAACTGGAGACAGACTAGAGATTATGTTAATGTCTTGTTCACTATGTCCAACCCATTCATCTATACAAGTTGATTTTACAAAATCTTAATTATAATATGGGAATGCCTGCTACACAAACGTATTATATGACCAATACAGCAATTGGTGGGGCTCATTATGCATTATCACAAACTCCACCTACATTTGCATTTTTGGCTAATGCAAGTGGATGGAATGTAGGAGCCATAAATGTTCCTGTATTTTGGAATTCGGATTTTCAAACAGAAGTTGCAAGAGCAACAAACAAAAATACTCCATATACAGGAATTATATCTTCGGCTAATGTAGGCAATTGTATTGAATTCGGCCCCCTTAACGGAACTTTTTTAGCTGGAACATGGAATATAACCATGTCGATTAAATCTAATACTCTTGGTACCCCTGGTTCAGGTAGTTTTATTTATCAAATATGGAAAAGCGCAGACGGGTCAGGAGCAGGGACCAACGCATCGCTACTTTCGTCTCCGTATATTTCATCATCTATAGGAAGATGCACAACAACTGTGCATCAAGTTTTGACATCAACAGTTGTATTACCAGATATAACATTAAATAATGAATATTTATTATTTTCAATGCAGTGGAGGGCAACTGTAGCAGGAGTAGGAAATAATTCAGATATTAACTTATTTGTAGGCCCAACAACTCAATCTACATTTAACACTCCAGAATTTGTAAGTCATCCAAATACATTTCTTTCTTGGTGTGGGGATGAATTTCCATCTTAACAAATATAAAATATTATTATACTCTTAGAGTAAAATTGACGGGATTCATGACTGGAGCTACATCTTTTTGTGGTCGTTTACCCCCTCCACAATTCTTAATAAATGTTTTGAGTTTTGGATCGTTCATTGCCTCCTCAAAACATTCTTTCCAGTTTCTCATGATTTTATTGCCACATTCTGTGACTCTCTTAGGTTCCTTGAAGAGACGTTTTGCCGTCGAAGCCCAAGCGTTTCCAACTCTCTCGGTGTATTTACGAATTTTATTTTTATAAGATTCGTTGGTATCGGTGGGTTTTCTCAATCCGTTAGTTTTAACTTCTATCCAATATTGAGCGGGTTCTCCCTCTGTAATACAGACAGAACAGTGAGATTCCCTTTGTTGATAATCATTAGAACCATTATATAAAAACCACCCGTTACCTTCTTTTACTCCATCCCACGATCGCAAATCGGAGTCTCCAGAGGACATCGATCCAGGCGCCCACAATTCATTCAAATATATAATGGTTTTTAGTTTCATTTATTATTGCATTTCATTTGGAGCTTTCCAGTGATGAAACGGATGTTTGTCTTCACCTTTTTCAAATCCTAACCCCTGTAAAATCGTTTCGGTTGTTTCTTTAATATCATCATCCCACGTTATGATCGCTGGAGGATCATACATTATCTGAAAATCTTTTTTACCTTTAACCGTTATATTTTTAAAAATTGAAGGTAATACTACCTTAGCGAAGTTTTCTTTAGATAAGTTATCCATATAGATTTTATGGACTTCAGAATTTACTTCTTTTACTATTTCTTTGATTAGTTTGCGTAGTTGAGAAAATTTCATACATTAATAAATATATCAATCTCTGTCTAAATTCATATTCTTTATACTTTTAAAAAAACCACTAGCAGCACCATCGACAGTATATACTATATATTCGTGAAATCTACATTTTTTATGAATTATGTCCATTAATAATGTTCCTATACCTTTTCGCCGGTGCTTCTTAGATACACATATCATTAAACTGCCGGTCATTTTTCTACCCTTTTTCTTAACATCATACACCAGCGCCCACCCAACAATTTTAATTTTTCTACTTTTTTTGTCTGTTTTCCACGCTAAAACCACCCGAGTATTTTTATCGTTGCGGTGTGTTTCTAATTCGGTTAATATAATTCCTGATGTGATGATTTTTGATATTGTTTTGTATTCCGTTGAAGTAAGGCTTGTAGGATGCTTTAATGAAATTTTTAGATTCATAGCATATTATAAATATCGTGAAATTAATTAAAAATCATCTCTCCACTCATATTTTAAATGTCCACAATCCCATATTCGGTCGTAACCCAATTCTTGCATTATTTGCCATTCTGTTTTGTTTCTGTCATGACCTAACCTAACAAGTTTTTGTTTTGTAAAGTTAAATCGGTGTTCCCTCTTATATTTTTTAATATACCAATAATTTGGTTTTGTTTCGTCAACAAATTTAAAACCTATTTTTTCATATACATTATTTCTGTTTGTCCACCTTCTATCAGCATAAGATATGATTTTAACTGGTTTAATTTCATTTACAAAACAAGATAATAATTTACCGGCAATACCAACAATTCTATATTTTTCTGTAGTAGAAAATCTAAGCATTTCGTATTCATTTTCTTTCTTATTTTTATTCCCCAACGCTATTCTAAGTAAAGAAAAAGTCATAACCGCTACCAATTCGTCATCATAATAGGCACCATAACAATATAAGGCATTGGCTTTTCCTTGACTATGTGTTTTCTCAAGAAAGAGATTAGCAGTCGGATTATCTATTTTTTTGACTATACACTTGCGAGCATAGATTTTTTGAAGGTTATTATTTTCTCCTAATTTATGTAAAATTTTATTTTTGACTATATCTGTTTTAAAAAGCCATTCATCCTCAAATATTTGAATAACATTGTATCCAATAGATTCAAAACATTTTAATTTTTCAATGTGATATTTCTTATCCTTTAGTCCTCCCATTTCACTATGCCAAAACAACCCATTCAATTCTATAATGATTTTCTTATCTTCAAAACAAATATCGCCTTCGTATATCTTTCCATTTATATTAAATCTTTTATTTGGAGTGAAATTTAATTTTGTAGTTTCTTTTAACCACTTCATTAATGACGATTCTTCTTTGGATCGAGCGTTTTTATAAGTTTCTTCACACTTTTTACAAAAAGGTATTAATAAAGTATCATTCCATTTATTATTACATAAAATACATTTAAATTTTAACAAATTTAAATTTATAATATCATTTTCATTTCCAAGACATATCATTCTCAAAGATTTTAATTTATTAATATAATCACTCCAATTTTTATAATGTAAATTATAATTATATTTTCTAATTTTTAATTTACATTCGTTGGTTATTGTATATCTAGATTCTCCATATTTTTTTATATTTGTTTGTTTAGTTTTTTCTATACATTCAGAAGATTTAACAAATGTAGAAAACAATTCTCTTGTAGAATTTGTTTTCATTATATTTTCTACACCATATTTTTCCAGTAATGTTTTTCTAGATTTTTCTTTACACCAATCCGTAGAAAACACGTTTTTAACACCAAATTTTTCCATTGATGTTTTTTCACATCCTTCTTTAATTTTTTGTTTGGTTTCCTCTGTGTGTGGTTTTCTTGGAAAACAATTTTTTGTAAAATTATGAAAAAAGGGCCCCAATTTGGATGCCTTAAATGAGAGTGGTTTACCTGTCTTTAAACAAACGGGTCTGATGTTATTATAATATGCCTTTAAAATATATTGCTCAAAATTCAATCCGTATATTTTTCTAACATACCAAATCATTTTTTTACTAGAATCAAATTTTTTACCATCTAGTAAACACGTTTTAGCCTCTTCATCAGTTATTGTTATTTCATTTTCATTTCTAATCATATATCACATTATAACCCATAATTAGTTCAAAGTCAAGAAATTTTTTTGAAACTGATGCTCAAAAAGAAAAAAAGAGTGATGTTTCCATCACTCTTTTGTGTTATAAGTTAATCCGTATTAGGATGATGTAGATTATACAGCGTCCAAATCAGCGATAAGAACTTTCCCGTAAAATTCGGGCCTCACCATCAACTTAGCATAACGGGTCATGACACCACGTCTTGGCGTAAAGTTAACAGGATCATACACTAATGGAGTTTGAACTAATGGGATGTAGGGGGCGTATACGGCACCCGTTTCCAAGAAGCTATTTCCACGGAAACCAATGAGAACGATATTATCCGTCATATATGGATTCTTGTAAACCTGGAAGCGACTTGCGAAGCTACCAACACGGCTTACACCCATCGCGAACTTGGCCTGATCGCCATCCGTATTTACAACGTATCCTGGAATGGATTCTAGGATTGTTGCAACGTCTGGAGAGCAAACTAGGAAGTTAGCACCACCACGCAGCGTGAGCTGATGAATTCGGTTAGATACCTTCTGAATCTTGTTACCAAGAGTCTGGTACCAAGTTGACTTGGTGTAATATCCACCTGTCCCTGCGACTGTCTGATCCTGAGCTGTCCAACCACCGGAACCGTCAGAGACAATTTCGCGATTGAGTTTAGCGCTCCAACGCTCGGTTGTACGAGCTGGGGCCTGAGTGATCAACATGTCAAGGATTTCGAGATCGATTTCCATCGAAACGTATTCTGACAGTAGAGCCGTGAGTTCAGCTTCGGCGTCAATGCTATGATAAGCATTAAGGTCTTGAGCCAATTCAGGAGTCCAAACAGCTTTCAGCTTGCGCGTCTTAGCAACGATTGGTTCGCTCTTGAGTTCGAGGTTAACTTCTGGAATACCAATAGAAGAGGCTCCAGCTCCTTCGCCTGTGGTGTCTTCAAACTCACCGCGGGTTTGTGGGCTTGGTTGAACGCTGTAATGGATGGTCCAGTCCTGTAGGTTGCTAGCAGTTGCATTAATACCACCTGCTGCGTTAGAAGCAGATACCAAGAAGGCAACTTCGCCGGTAGCGGTCAGCTTCGTGAATGCTGGGAAGTAATTCTTCACCAACGCTACGGAAGCGGATGTTCTAGCTGGAACGAAAGAACGAATAGCCAGAGAATCAAATGTCTTGCTTGCTGCATCTGCGAGAGTTTTGAATTCGGTTGTCGTTACGACCCATAGTTGGCTTGCTGCATAAGATGCAGAAATGGAATCCAATAAGGTATCCACTGATCCAGACTTGGAAGCCTGGGTATAGGTGTTAAGCATCCAATTAATACTTTCCATCGACGCGGATGATACTGTTACATCAACGGTCGTAAGGGATTGATCATTGACGGTGTATGCGAAGCGACCTGCTCCATATAGACCACCAATTGGTTTATCAGTGGAGCCCGTTTTTGCAAACGTACCACCAAACAGAGAAGAATAGGTGCCTGCGGCATCTTTCTTATGAGAGAACTGATCAGTACCATACTTGAAGTCCAAGTAGAATACTAGACCGGATGGCAGGTTCATTGGCTGAACGGAAACGAATTCCTTAGCAGCGAACTCTGCGAATACACGGCGAACTAATGGGAGAGCAACGCCTGCCCACTGTTCGGAGTTTGCGGTTGTTCCGCAAGCACTTGCTTCATCAATAAGCTGCTTCGCTTGGTTTTCAAGCAAAATAGACATATTACATTTTTCGGTATCACTCTTGATTCCGTCCAGAAGACCAAGTTTCTCCCACTTTTTTACTAGTCCGCGGGTTTCCTGCATCAGTCTTGCCTGTGGATTGAGTGTATCTGTCAATAATGACTTAATATCATTCATACAATTTTAACTTTCTTTTTCTAATTTTTTGTTACTCACAATTTTTACTTTGAATTCTTTTTGATGCCTGCGAGTCTTCTCATCTTATTTGCGAATTCATTTACATCCCCGGATACAACATCTGTGGATGGTTTAGTCGATGCGACCGGCTTCGATGCTAAGCCTTCGGTAATCTGAGTTACTTGTTTCTTAACTGCTGGTTTTGGAGCAACAATTGGTTTTGAAACAACTTTCTTTGTACCGAAATTTAGGGCTTCTGATATTACTGCGTAAGCCAGTTTGACTTCACGAACGGTCTTTGTAAGGTCAAAGTTCTCAACGATCTTCATTCTGTATTCATCATTGAGAGATCCTGCGAATTCTTTAAACAACTTGTTCGTGTAAAGTAATTTAGCATTCAACAGGTTAACCTCATTAATCTGTCCACGGAGGAACTCAATGGTCTTGGTATATTCTTCCAGAGCTTCCTTCAATTCAGCAACTTCTTTCTTCAAAGCCGGGGTATTTTCCATTTTACCTTCCGTATTCTTCTTAGAGTCTTTTGCTTTCTTGAGATCTGCGCTGTCTTTAGCCTGTCCCTTATCAGGAGATGGCATGCCGTGATCCGTCTTGGCTTCATCAAGATCTTCTTTTTCCTCGTCTTCCTCTTCGTTTTCCTCTTCGTCGTCCTCTTTTGATTCCTCATTGAGTGCGGCCAGGAGTTCGTCAAGGTCAATTTCTTCGTCCCCTGCGCCCATTTCAGCAACTGGTACTTCTGGTTCGACTTCTGGGGATGGTTCTAATGCTGGGTCAACAGGAACTGCTCCAGGAACAGGAACATCAACGTGGACTGGCTCAGGAACCTGAGCTAGTGCTGGTGCTGCTGGTGGAACATCCATTGGCGGCATTCTTGGAACTGGAGGCGCAACTGCGGGGTCCACAGATGGTTCTTCAACCCTTTCACCGGCCGAATCATCTGCTACTTGGGCTTCCAGTTCTTTTATAATTTCATCGAGATCATCGTTAGTGATGTCTGCGTCTTCCTCTGCTTCTTCCTTCATGATACTGTCTTCTGCGGCTGGAACATCTGTTGGTCCCTGACCCATATGAACAGTCTTGAAATTAGAGGCTGCATCAGATACTTTCTTTGGTTCACCCTTGGAAACATCTTTGGTCTTTACAGCTGGAGAAACATTATTAGGAGCAGCAACTTCCTCGACGGACTCTTCTTCTTCGGCTTCCTCTTTTAGTTTCTCAGAAAACATTGCTTCGAAACGTGGAGCGAAAGCTTCTTCCAAAGCGGCCTTTGCGTTTGCTAGGGCAGTAGCTCGTACTGCTTTTGCGTCGGCAATCGCCTCTTTGAGTAATTGACTATTAATTTTCATACAATTTTATCCTTTGTATTTGTGAAGTTATTAAAAATGGAACTTCAATGAAGTTATTTTGTAATTTATGGCGGCAAATAAGAATTGCTGCATTTCTTAATATAAATATAGAAGTAATTTAAAATAAATTGTATTTTAAAAACAATTTGATATACTTATTAACAGGCTATAGCGGAAGCATAATATGAAAAAACTATGAAAAAACTATGTAAAAATTGCAATAAAGAATTTGACACTCATAGAAATTCAAAACAACATTGTTCAGCAGAATGTTTTAAACAATATAGATTAAAACCAGAAGTAATTGAAGAGTCTAAAAGAAAAAGAAAAGAATATAATCTAAAAAAATACGGAGTAGATAATCCTGCTAAATTAAAAGAAATTAAAGAGAAATCAAAACAAACCTGCTTAGAAAAATATGGTGTCGCTTCACCCACTCTTGTAAAAGAAATTCATGATAAACAAATAAAAACGTGTCTGAAAAAATATGGCGTAAAAAATCCACAACAAAATAGAAAAATACAACAAAAACAACAAAAAACCTTGTTCAAAAATTATGGAGTTATCATTCCATTACAAAATAAACAGATAAAAGAAAAAGCAACACAAACCTGTTTAGAAAGATATGGTGTTGATAATGTTGCAAAATTTAATGAAACCAAAGAAAAAGCAAAACAAACTTGTTTAAAAAAATATGGAACGGAAAGCCCATCTCAAAATGAAGAAATAAGAAATAAGCAAATAAAAACATGTCTAATAAATCATAATACAAAAACTCCACAAGAAAATTTTCTTATAAAAGAAAAATCTAGAATACAAAGAAAAAAATTATATTATTTTAAATTATTTAATACCGATAGGTTAAAAAGACTGGTAAAACCGTTGATGACCGAATTAGACTATATAAATACAAAACACGGAAATAATTTAAAATTTCAATGTAATCGGTGTGATAATGTTTTTGAAGATAATTTAAAAAGCGGAAACATACCCAGATGCCAAATTTGTTATCCAATACACCAATCTAAATTACAAACTGAAATTATAGAATATATTAAATTTTTAGATTCATCTATAATAATATATGAAAACGATAGAAAAACGTTAACTCCATTAGAATTAGATATTTATATTCCATCTAAAAAATTGGCCATAGAATTTAACGGATTGTATTGGCACAGCGAAATTGGAGGGAAAAAATATAAGAACTATCATTTAAACAAAACAAATAAATGTATAGAAAAAGAAATTAAATTAATTCATATCTTTGAAGACGAATGGATAGAAAAACCAGAAATAGTAAAAAATCGGTTAAAATATATATTAGGTAAAAATAAAGAAAAATCAATATATGCTAGAAATTGTGAAATTAAAGAAATATTTTCAAGCGAAGCAAATAATTTTCTTGAAAAATATCATCTTCAAGGTGAAGATAGATCGTCTATTCAATTAGGTGCATTTTACAACAATGTATTGGTGTCTGTAATGACTTTTGGAAAATTGAGATTGGCTCTTGGTTTTAAAAAATTAAAAGAAAATGAATACGAAATATATCGTTTTTGTGTAAACGATAAAAATATAATCGGTGTAGGTGGAAAACTATTTAATTATTTCATTAAAAAATATAATCCGTCTAAAATTATCTCGTATGCTGACAAACGATGGAGCAATAACAATGCCTTTTATACTAAAATTGGAATGAAACTTGTATCCGAAACAATGCCAAACTATTGGTATGTTGGTAATAATTATATGCATAGATATTATCGATTTAATTTCAGAAAATCGGAATTACATAAAAAATTAGAAAATTTTGATCCAAATTTAACTGAATGGGAAAATATGCAGTTGAATGGTTATGATCGAATTTGGGATTGTGGAAATTTAAAATATGAATGGGTAAAACTAACTTTAGTGAATAAACCTAAAATTCAAATATATTTATAACTAATAGAACAAAAGAAAGAAAAACACAATTATGCCCTCTGTTAGCCGTAGTCAAAGGAGATTTTTTGGTTTGGTAAGAAAATTACAAAAAGGCGAAATACATCCATCTAAAGTATCTCCAGAAGTAAGAAAAGCAACAAAATCAATAAGTCCAAAAGACGCAGAGGATTTCGCTTCCACATCTGAAAAAGACCTCCCCTTTAAAGTAAAGAAAGAGATTTTGGCGGTATTAAAAGAAATACGAAAACCTATGATGTTAAATGAGGAAGAGACAAATCCAGTAGCAAAATCCTTCACTCAAAAGGGTAAATATGAAGATTATATTAAAAGATTTGTTGGTATGCCAATGTCGCCGAAGGAATTAGAAGCTATTAATAATCATAAAGAGATTAAACCTGTAAAAACAGATAGAAATGAAATTCGATACGAAACCACAGACGATTTTGGAAATAATACTACAACGGTTATTAAAAAACTAAGAGAAGGAAATCAATTTGTTTTTACATCTTTTTCAAAATACGCTCAATTAAAAGCCAAAGACCCCGCACAGAGTCAGGAAATGGATGACGTTGTAGTAACCAAATCCTTATCATTTGAAGATGAGATCAAAGGCGGAGCTATTCTTTCTGAATTTTTGAAAAAACTTGATTTATGATAAAATTAACAGAATTAGTACATATCATTCAAAACGGAATTGAGAACGGCCTGGTTCCAACCGATAAGTGGAAAATTACAGATGCTGACTATCTTACAGACATGGGGTTTAAACAAGATGGTATGTATACTTTTTATTTAAAGAGACCAGAGTTGAAGGTCATTTATAAAAAGGGAGAAGGATTTAAATTGGAAGATAAAAAGAAAAAGGCCACAAACGTATTTCCGACGTTTAAAGATTTAGTGCAATATTTTGAAAATTACCAGCAAGAATTTGAAAACCAACCATATTTATAAAGCATATGAAGAAGAATGATCTCGAAGTAAAAGAATTTAGTTTAAAACGTATTGTTGAAAACTTGAAGAATATTCCACGAAACGGAGTATTTGGCGACGAAGTTAAAAAATTGACTACTGAGGAAAAAAAACGTCTCATGGAGTTAGTTGCAAAATTCAACGAATATGGTCAAGTTCTTCGTTGTGAACAGGCTCTAATGGAAACATCCAAGACGTTGGAAGAAGTTGCTCGGATGGCTGAAACCTATGCCATAACCGAATCCTCAGATTGGTTTCAAACCGAAGTGGTTAAAAGAGATTTCAAACAAGTTAAAGATATTTCAAAAAATTTCAAAAAACTGTCACAGGAATGCTACGGCAAGATTCAACAGTTGAATGCCCTATATGAAGATATGGGTCATGTTCTTGGTCGTTATTATGAAATCAAGACGTTGGATGAAATATCTGGAGTAACACCTACTGTTACGGCTCCTCAGGTTCCTCCTGTAAAAGAAACCGGTCCAACAGCACCTGTAGATCAACCGACTTCTCTGTAAAAGTTAGTTTCTTCACATTCAAACGGGCACAGATTGCCCGTTTTTATTTTGTCCGTAAATTATACAGAGAAAAATTCAAACTCACTTTGGGGTATTTTATAGAAATATTCACCGTTTTTAATAAACTTGTTATACACTTCCACCAAAAATTTCGGTTTCATATATTTTTGTATAACATCTTTATGAATAAATCCAAATCTATCAAAATTTCTTGACACAATACAATAATGCGCTTTCCCAAGTTTGAAGAATTTATCTTTTCTTTCAGGAACATTCACGTCGCTAAACGGAAATTTGGGGTTGGACCAAACATCTCTATGTTCCACTTCTACTTGCACAGTGCCGTCTTCGGATATTAAATCTACATCATATTTATCAGGGTTGTCTATCAACACCTTTCCACGTTTTTTAAAAACTGATTTAATTACTTGGCGAGATTGTGGATCGTGTTTTTCGTATCGATCTTCGGACCAATCAATATGTTTTCCTTTCATACTATTTACTATTCCATCTTTTTACTATTTCTTCAGCGATTTTCTTATCCCAACACCACGCTACGGCTGATATATCATCTTTTTTTTGTTTTTTATCAACAAGAAAAGTGGGCCAGTGTGATCCATCGTTATGGATTTTAATTTTATTTGGTAGTTTTTTCATAGATTATGATACTCCTCATATAGTTCGTGATAGAGAGAGTTTATTTTGGAATAATCCACACTCTTTGGAAGCGTTGAAACTTTATAAGCATCACCCAATTTCTTCTGCATTTCCTGAGCGAATTCCATTACTTTTTCATAACTCCAGGCTCCGTTCTTGACGGATAATATTTCTTCACGATCCGGTCGTTTTACAATAACCTTCTGTTCCGTAAGTATTTCATATCCCATTCTCATCAAACGAACAAGATGGGAAGCGTGTTTGGTGTCGTATCCACTTTTCTCTTCAAGTTTATGACGGTCAACATTACGATTCTTTTTCCAGTTTAACCAAGAGGCGTATTGTTCTCTGGCCTTTTTGTATTGTCTCTCACGATTGAGAAGTTCTACTACTTCTTCCTTTAAGTCATACTCCTTAGCCAACCGTTCAACAACAGCAGCTTCATAAACCTGTGGCCAGTTATCCCAACCCACTTGAAGTTGAGAAACATTCATAACCAAATCCCAGATGGTTTCTTTTAATTGGCTTCTATCCATTTCCTCCATCGGAAATTGAGTGAGGTTCCATCGTTCTACTTCGGATTTTACGAAACCAAAAACTTCATCCAACTGTCTGGCTCTAACTTCTGGAAGACCAAAATCAGATCGTTTTGGTTCCTTAAGATCACCCAATACTATCCATTTTCGATGACGCTCTATTTTAGCTAATTGCGCAAACCCGTATCCCGAAAACGTAAATTTAGCCTTTGTGGAAAGAAATAGATGACGATTAGCCATAAGTTTTTCCATAGGCTTTTTGAACACAAAATAGTCCGAAGGATCAGTCCACAATAATTCTACTATGTTGGGATTGACGTTGGCGGCCAACACCATAAATTTTCGTAGAGAATACAGAACCGATTCAAACTTGGGATTTTTAGGATTCTTGAGATGTTCCAACGATTTCTCCATTTCAGAGTTATTCTCAGCTTGTTCAAACCGATGAAACAAATCGTTTTCTACTTCTCTTGGAGGAACAACGATTCCCTTAACATCAACATCGGAAAATTCGTTGTTGAGGCCGTAAGCTTGTGATCCGTGAAGGGTCACGTATATGGTATTTGGTAAAAGCCATTTCATAATGGTCATACTTTACCACAAATATAGAAAATGTCAAGGTAAAGAATCTTTATTTATGTTGTAAAAATATTGAAGTTCTTGTTCGGCTTCCGGCGCCCATCGAACTTTGAGTTTTCGTTTGGCTGGAATTACATAATTCTTTACCTTGACCCAACCATCGTCAGTTTTAGGAAACAGAGAAACTCCAGCCGTAATAGCAGCAGAAACTCCACCGAATAATTTTAAAAATTCTCTTCTATACATTTAAATCTTCCTTTTCTAACATAACCGTCTCATCCGTAAAAACAATGGAAACACGATTTTGGATAAATAGTATTGGTGTGAATAAAAATGTTATTTTATTTCTTCGAAAAATTTTTCACACAATAAATTGACAAAATCCATTATTTTTTTGTAAACGTCATCTTCTTTTGTAAAATTCCATCTTTTAGTGGCAGTTTCATCAATCCAATCTCTTAAAGAAGTTCCAAATTCTTCACTTCGAGCCTTAATATCACAACAAAATTCGGCTAAATAAACATCAGGCATCTCTCCTATGCCACCTATCCAATATTCAACGTGATGGGGATTAATTGTTCTATGATGTTGAATAGATAACTTTAATTTTAGTTTGGAGGATTCTTCTGTTTGTTTTCCATTAGAAAGATATTCAAATTCAATTCCGTGAAATTTACTAATATCATGAACAAATCCATTTGCAATCAATCTATGACCCAACTCGATTTCTCCTCGTTCTATAAGCTTAGTGCCCAATAATAAACAATTATCTTCAACATTTCGAATATGACGAGTAATTTGCGATATTTTTACCAACGTCTCAGCGATCTGTTTTTGTGTCTTTTTTGTTATTTTTATTGGTTTCATCAATCACCATACTTTCGCTTCCATTTACATTTTAAATGTTTAATATAACACATTTCATTTCTTAAGAGATTTCATCAAGTTTTCCATCGCCTTTTTTTCTGCCGTTTCCTGCATCAAAGGAGTTGGGTGAGTTATTACATGAATAAACCTCAGTTGGTTTGGACAAACTTCTATTGCCATTTTGAAACTGTTTTCACAACACATACAAGTATCCTCATAAATTCCTTCGGCCAAAGATGCTAACTCTTTCTGATCAACATCATATTTTCTATGACAAAAAGGGCATTCTACATCGTTATAAGGAGATGTGGGTCGATGTAATATTGGATATCTCATTTAAACTTTCAATTAGTTATTATAACTCTAGTCAAATCTTTTGTCTTAATACGGACGTTTTTACCCTTCAAAAACTTTGGCTTAAGAGATTCGAACAACCCAACCAAACCATCAATACGATTCTTCTTTCTCTTGGCCGCCTCGTTTTGTTCCTTAGCAGCGTCTTCCAATCGAGAAAGAATTGTTCCAGCATCATCTCCTTCTTTCTGCTGAACAACCCAACCAGCGATTTCTTTACCCTTCAAAAGACCCTCTTTATCATTCAATACGATGATGTGTTCCCACTTGACCTTTGGAAGATCAGTATCATCCTTATCGTTTTTGAGTTCCTGAACTACCTGTTCAAGATCGTGAATAATAGCTTGAACTTTGGGTTGATCAATTTTATTTTGTAGTAATACGCTTTCAACTTCTGTTATATCGATCTTCATAGTGTAATTTTTCCTTTTTGAGCATCATACCATACATCACGTTATAGTCAAGATAAAATAACGTTTAACTTTTTTATTGAACGTTTTGATTTTGATTGTATAGTTATTAAAGACAAAAAACGAATGAGTGAAATAATATCATTTCTTAATTGTAAGTTCTACAGATATAATGAAAAAGAAAAAACTTTATTGGAATGTTTTATCAATCAGGATAAACTAAACCCCAATCTACAAAGTTGAAAGCTTCCAGATTTGTGCCCCCTGCGTAGGAGATTGCGCTCGAAAGCGATTGTTTAATTTCTTCCATTCTCTCAGCATAAGTCAATCCTTCTTCCAATTCAATCTGACGACCTTCGATGTGTTTTCTTTGTCCTTTGGATTCATATGAAGTTGATCCACGGTAAAGTTTTTTGCCACCAACAATTTTGGCTGGAGAATCAATACAAGAAGCGAACCATCCACCTGACATAACCATAGTAGCGCCAAACGTTAACGCCTTGGCAATATCTCCATAATATTTCGCTCCTCCATCTGCTATAATTGGAACGTTTGATTCTTGTGATTCATAAACAGATTGAAGTGTTGGAAGATGGAATCCTGTCATGTATCGAGTAGTACAAATACTGTTGTGAACGATTATATTGAACACATTATATGACTTAGTAGATTTTACCTCTAAATCATATACCTTTCCAATATAAGGAACGAATTCTATTTTTTTTATTTTTATAAGTTTCATAACTGATTTATCATTTCACCTATTGCTGATATATCTTTTTCTAAGTTTATGATACGATTTTCGGCTTCTTCTACACGATAAAGAACATATCCATTTTCTGCTGCTATTCTATTTTTTATTTCGTCATTTTTATTTTTTATAACTTTATGCCAATAATATCCATCATACTCTATTAGTATTTTACCAAAAAGACATATATCATAATAATATCCAAAAAGAGGATAATTAGATTTTACATTTTCATTTCCATATTTTTCTGCTAACAGATTGTATAATCTTAGTTCGGGAGCAGATGGATTAGAGTATAGTTTTTTATAAGCACAAATAACATCTAAATCTTCTTTAGATACTAAACCAAGTTTTACCCACCAATATTTTAGTGTTCTATAATCTATTTTATATTTATCCATCAACAAATCACGATTTATTCCGCCCACCAAATATTCTTGTAATACATTTTCTAATTCTTCTTTAGTTTTATTTATTCTATTTAGTCCATTTTGTATTACTTTATCTTGATTTTTGATTCGAAAATCTTTATTAGCCTTTTTTATTTTTTCTATGGTTTCTTTACTGTGATGTTTCCCATAAAAGGGGTTTTTGTTTCCTATATGTTTACATCTTTCGTTATTTTTGAGATTTTGTATAACCTTTTCAGTATGAGATTTCCCAAAAAATGGATTGTTGATTCCTTTGTAATCGTGAACATTTGCGCCCATTTTCTTTTTGGATTTTTCTGTGTGATGTTTCCCATAAAAGGGGTTTTTGTTTCCTTTAATGCAACACGATTGACATAGATATTTTTTATAAAGAAAAATTTTTCTAAAATATTTCAGTGTCACTTCCTTTTTACAAAAAGAACACAATATTCTAACTTCTTTTGTATGTTCGTCGATAGTATAAGTATTTATAGTCATATACATTCTACTCCTATACCATAAATATAACCCACGGTCACATTTTAATCAAAAAATATTCGTGAGAAAGTTTTTCTGCTGAAATCCATTCTGCATATTGATGAATATTTTTATCATTGACTATAGATTCATGTTTTTTATGAACAACATAAAACTCGTGGTTTTTAGTACACGTAATGTTATTATTTATTCTTATAACTTCCTCATCTCTATCTTCAGAAAAAGTATGTGTCACTTCTTCAAATGTATCAAGATGTGTCAATACTTTTTCTCCCACAACAATATCTTGAATATTTTTATATCCATTTTCAGTCAAAACTTTTGTATTCGGAATAAAGCAGCCGCCGCCGATGCCCACTTTAATGGCATCCACTCTCAATAATTCTAAATAATGAATTCCCGCTCCTGTAGCTACATTACCGACTATGAGTTTGGTTTTTGGAAACCATTTACGAATAAATTCTATTGCCGGTCGAACATTGATGTGGTGTCCGTGAGCTACGTCAATAGTAATAAAATCTATCCTCCACGATTCTCCGATAGGTATTGCCAATTCTGGTTCATATTCGTTGGTGCCAATACTTACACTAATACATTTCCAGTTTTCTTGATTTGCCTTTTTAATCAACGTAGAAGTTTTTAAATGTGGGTGGTCAGAATTTTCTTTGCCAAAACGATGATAGATGTAAAAATAATCGTTTTCTGATAAAAATTTAGCATTGTCTGGAGATATAACATCCTCCATATTAGCGGGAATAACAGGCAGTTTAAATCTCCGCCCCAAAAAATCTACGGAAGTATCGGCATCACTTCTAGATGGTAATGTAGAAAACTTCGGACGCAGACAAACGGTGTCATAAGATAATAATAAAAAATCTTTCATACAGCATTACACTATACGAAAGATTTGAGAATTGTAAAGTTATTATATGTTAATTGTGATAGTTGGATAACTTATCAACGACTTCGTGGGCTTGGTCAAAATTACCGGCATCCAACCTATCCATCAACACTTTTTTAAGTTTTTCTACTTCTTGTGGATTATCCCATACAAATTTGGGATCTTGGCTTCCGTATTTTTCCCACCGATTATACATCCACCGCTCGTTTTCTTCAACTATCTCACGAATAAGTTGTTTAAGTTGTGATTTTTTCATCTTAATTGTTTATTTCTATCCAAAACAATATAAAAATTTGGATTGTTATTTTGAAACTTTTGAACTATAGACTGAACAAGTTTAGATGGAGCTTGTGACCCATATTCAAGGGAAAAATATTCGATAATATCTTGAAGAGATGGTTGGTTTCCATAAACCTGTTTAATGACATTTTCAACATAATTTAGATCGTCTAAACTTCCACTGGTTTCTTGAATAATTTCCCGAATAAGTTGTTTAAATTCTGATTTTTTCATTTTAATTCATCTCCGTTAAAATGTCTCTGATAATATCTTCTGTTTTTTCCCATTTACTTGTAATGGGGTTTTTTGTAACACCTTCACTCAATCTGGTTTGAAGAAACATGAACGCTCCACGCGTAGACGGATTAGAAACAAAATCAAAAGCAATAAGTTCAAAATCATCTTGAACTACATCAACGTCTTCTCTAATATTTTTTTGAACGGTTCCCAATCCTCTGCTTGAAATACCCAACCGAATGTTGGAACGAAATAATTCCTTCAAAATATTTCCGTTTGGAGTGGGTAGTATCTCTATCGTTCCCACAAGGTCGTCATTTTCCCAATGCATTTCAACGATATTATGAGACACGTTTTGGAGATTGACTACGGATGATTCTGGATGATCTAATTCGCCCAATGCTCTTCGTTCTCTGATGAAATTTTCTTCGTATTTTTTGGATTCACGAATAAGAATGTCTCGTGGATATACCCTGCCATTTTGATTTTTAGATCCTGCACGCTGAAGAACGCCTTTTACTATCAGAGCTTTGTATGGATCACGAATCGCTTCTAATATGACATCCCTCGGGCATTCAAACGATATAAAATCTACTAATAATTGTTTGTTCATATTACGTGTTCAAGCCAACGGTTTTTTCAAAATCCATAATATAATTATTTCCAACTTTTTCAACGTTTACCCAACCATTACTATATGTTCCACCAGGACCGCCATAAGATCTAAATTCGTTGCGAACAGCAAGTTGAAGATCTTTTACGTCTAGTGGATCTATATGCGCCATTGGCACGGTTAATCTAAATGTAGCTTTTGACTTATCATTTACATTTTCAAGAACTGGTTTGTCTTTGATGTATTGTTTTGTATTGACTTTGCCGGATTTATCTTTATATTCATCTTTAATAAACTCACATAATATACTACCAACATCGTGTTGAATCCACACTGCTTTATATACATCTAGAGTTTGTTCTTCTTTAATCGGTTCTTTTTTCTTATCTGGATCTTCTAGATCCCGCGGATCTTTTGGAACTTCCGGTTTAACCTCCGGAGCCACTGGAGCAGTCGGAGCAGTCGGAGCAGTCGGCTTTTCAGCTTGTGGAGGTTCAACAGACGGTTCAACGGCTGGAGGAATTGGTTCCGCCGTTGGTTCCACTGGAGGTGGAGTTGGTTCTTTTGGAGCTTGACTTGGGCCGCCGACAGCCGGTTCTTCTTTTGATGCTTCGGCGCCCTCGGCCCCAAGTTTAATATTAACACCAGGAGTCAAAAAATATTCTTTTCCGTTTGGATCTTTGAGGATAACCACGTTTTTATTGTAATACCATTCGACTGCTGCACTGGATACTTTATCAACGTTATAATCTTTTTGTGGCTGTCCATATCCTCGGGATGCATTAACGGTCACTCCTTTTCCGGAAACTGCTTGATTGAGTTTATCGAGGAATTTCTTTTTTGCTTCATTCTTAGCTACATTAACCGTGTCTTCGAACTCCCGAAAATCTTTTGTAAAATCGTATTCACCAGAACTTGGTGCAACTGGTTCTGCTGGAGTTGCTGGGTCGGCAGGAGCCGCGGCTGGAACTTCCGCTGGTTTTTCTGATGAAGGAGTAACAGGCAACGAAGCATCAGCTTCTACTAACAAATGTTTTAACATCATTCTTCTCATATTTTATTAATTCTCGTTTTTCTTGACAGGTGTGTATCCCATTTTTTTCGTGACATCCATAGCTCTTTTACTAGGAGTTTTGCTAAAGGCGTTTTTGGATTGATAACCAGCTACTCCGCCAGTAGTGGAAACTTCTTTCATCTCTTTATCCATTTGTCTGGCTTTATCTTCAAGAGCTTCAAGTTTTTTAGCCCTAGCATCAAACTGAGCAAGTG